GCTGCCTGAATGTTTTCCGGCATGGAATATCTGCTGAAAGGAGAAAGAGGTATCCGTATCAATCCGGCTTCATCATCATTATACTCATATTTAGCCTGGTTAAACACAGCCTTGAGCACGGTCATGTACAACTTTATGGCATTATTTGTTTTTGTCTGCCCCTTGGATGATGGTGAATGGCTCTTGTTAGCCCCTCTCATGGAAGGCTCATTTCTCAGGAACCTCTCATAGTTTTTAAGGAATGATACGGTAATCATGCTAACATCAAGGCTTCCTCCGGAAAATCTTTCCAGCGCGTTCATCGCCACCCGATAGGTATGCGCACTTCCCTCCCGACCTTTCCGCTCCATATCGTCAGCACATTTTCTTCCATATGCAATTATGTCAAGGGAGAACACTTCATCTTCCTGGATATAGCTTACCACCTGGTCGATATTCCATTTCTCGGCACTTACCCCAGCCTTGGCCAGTTTTCTCCGATAAGACAATACCAACTCGTCCATCAGGTCAATAACGGCCTGATTCTTGATTTTGATTTTCTCAACACCTTTCTCCTTCTTTCTCGAAATGTCAGAAGAAGAAACATATTGGGACGTCCGTATGTATTTTGATTTCCGGTCTTGTGTGACACGTATCTTTACATTGTACGTGCCATCCTCCCTTTTCTGGTGAGGGAGAACCACTACCTTGAATGTAGCCATATCTTGTAAAACAATCGTAAAACTTATATCCACAAAAATAGGATATTTTCACGGATTATAAAGAATACAAGATTTCATTTTTATTGGGGATATGCGTTCAGATGGCCACAGAATGGATTTTTAATATTTTCCAGACATTTCTTTCGGATAATTAAAAATATCTTCTTAGCTTTGTTCTTAAAATATAATTAAAAATCCCCGTCACACTATGCTGAGCAAAAACAGAATCAAATATAT